AAATTTCTAGTAAGGTCAATGAGAATATCCACGGCAGCTTCAACAACAAAAACCGAGGAACTCAAATCGAACTTGCTATAGTCCGTGGCAAGGTAGTTGACATCGTCAGGCGAACCCAACCTAGTGAACATCTCACCAAAGCCCTTCATCGGATCAACTCCAACGAAGTGGCCAAAACCCATGGGGTCTTGACCAATTATGGCTAATAAAGGCATAAAGTACTTCCTGTAAATTAACAGGACAGCTGTATCAACACAGTTGATAGGCCTAGGGGGCTTAGTGAATGGTTTACCATTCTCATCAATCCCCTTGACTTCAAGGACTTCATCCTTAGGAACAGTGTTACAAAAATAAGAAGGCGTAACACCGTCAGCACACCTGGCCTCAATATCCTCAGCCATCTGAAGAATATCCATCGAGACTTCATTCTCAATGTCGAAGCCAATGTGATACTTGTCCGTCTGGGCACTATAGACCTTGCTCATGTAACGATTCTTCTTACCAGGTAAATAACCGGCAGAAGTGTCTATGTTAATGGGCCCGGCCAATGGCACTCCAATGCCATCCAAAACAGTAGTCATGGAGGCAGGGTGGAGCTGCAACATAAAAGCGTTATTCCCAGTAGCAAGCTCTAAGAGCCTCTTCTGAAGGAAATTGCGAACATCCAAAGTAGCAACACGCAATGAATCGTGCTCCACACAAGTGGGAGGGCTCGCAACATCAACAATCTTGTCGACAGTCAAACGGAAAAGTGGAATGGGTGTGTTAAACCCAGCCCTAATGTCCGTCGTGATGGGAATGTGGGCCTTGAGTTTCTCGTAAACAGGTGAGCTTTTATACTCACTCCTAAACTTGATACCAAGGTTTCCAAAACTCCCCAACATGCTGAACTTAGCATTCTTGCAGATCTGCTTGAGAGAACTCTCACTATGAACCTCTGCCGTATCCTCAATAGTCTTACCAAAAGCACGACTAGAGGTGTTATCACCATCAGTGACAATCGGCTTGCCAATAGTAGGAACGACAGGCACGCGAATGGATGATTCCAAAGAATCCAATCCATCCATGAGGTCACGCAAGTAACGAACGTCT